GTACAAATCTCTAACTTCTTTAGAGAAGTCTTTACCTACCTGTAATCTCTTAAGTTCATTCTCGGCTTTGATCTTGCCTACCTTAGTGTATTCGCCTGCTTTGAGCTTACGTTCGTACTCGGACTTCTTGTCGTTGTATTCAGCATCGTTAGCTTTGTAGTACTGGCTAGTATCGGTACTCCCTGCACCCTCTGATGGTTTGGCGTAGGCTGATGCAGTTAATAAGCCCCCCTCTGCAAGCTTCTGTTGGTTCTTAGTGAGTTTCATATCAGCTATAGACTCTGGGCTCTTCTGCTTAAGGATCTCAAGCTTCTTGACGGCTTTTATGTCACTCTCTGCGTTATCTAGTGCTCTTTTCTTATCTTCGTCTGATAGGGCTTTGTACTCTGGTGAGGCTATGATCTCGTTCCACTGTGCCTGTACTGATTGGCCGATCTCTTTGTTCTTCTTGGCTAGTTCTGCTGGGCTTAAGTTGACCTTGAGTGCATCTTTACCAGTACCGACCTGTAGGTATTTAGTACTATCCTTGGCGAGTACTCCGTAGCCACCATCCTGTAACCTCCTAAGCTCAGAGGATAGTTCTGTAGCGTTAGGTATGTCTGATGGTCTGAATGGGTTTAGGATTGTATTGATTGGCCCTGATGGTCTGTTGATATCGTTACCTAGTGCATCTACCTTTGGTATCAAGTTCTTTCTTAGACCAGGGATCTTAGCCTGTGCAGCTTCAAGTGGACTGTTAATCTGCCTCTCTTTCGGATCGGTAGCCTTAGCGACATCTCCTGATAAAGTAGGTACTACAGAACCGACCTGATTTCTAATAAACTTACCAGCACTTCTCTCTGGGTCAGTTATTGCATCAAGCCCTCCAGATACACCCTGTAAGAATGACTGATCTATTACAGTCTTACCAGCTCCTGCGGCAGTCTGAGATATGAGATCTGTTCCAGTTGCACCACTAGCAACAGCCTCTTGAGCCCTTGCACCAGTACCAAGCACCTGTCCTAGAGGTGAGGTGTAGTTTACTGATACCCAAGTATTGCCAACTTTGATTGAGTTAGGCTTCTTGCCCTCTAGCTCCCATAATGCGGCTTCTTTAGGATCTTCTGGGTATGAACCAGTCATTAAACCAGCTTCTTTTAGCTTGTAGCCCAAGAACATAGCACCTGTTCCTGTTGTAGCTTCACCGAGAGCTTCTACTAAGGCACGTTGGGTTACGTTACCTTTTTGTATCTGTTGTACTGCAAGTTTGACTGGCCCTACTGGGCTGTAGTCAAATAACCTTGTAATAACTGCTGATGGTACTTTGGTGAATGGCATTAGTACGTTGACTACTCCGCTACCTACTTGGCTATCTTTGACAGAATTCCTTATACCTCCCGCTGCCTTAGATAGCAGGGTATCGTTGGCAAATGTGGCTTTCTCTGCTGCGTTAGTGGCTGTTTGGAACGCTTGCTCTGGGGGGTTCTTCTTGAAGTTCTTAATAAAGGCATCTTTAACGCTACCCTTGAGTCCTTGGTTCTTAGCTTCTACTATAGCTAGATCTGCTAAGTTGTTCCTAAGAGTTGCGAAGTAGAGTGGTTGATCTGCTGCACCCATTAAGCCGAACACTGTGTCTGTGTACTTCTGAGCTGCTCTACCGAGTGGACCATTACCGAAGTTGACTTGCTTAGTATCAAACTTAGCTTTAGTGAAGCCCATACCTCTTTCATCTATACCAGTCTTTAAGTATCTAACACCTTTGACTAGTCCCTCTTTACCACCCGAACCTAGACCCTCTAATGTGAGTGCCTTACTCCTCTTACCTGTAAATAATGCGGCTATCTGGTCTAGTGCAGCAGTAGGTACGTCAGATACTTTCTTGAGTCCGAGTGATGCAGCACCTGATAATGTGTTACCAGTCTGAGTTTTAATACCAGTTAGAAGTCCTGCCTTCCATAGGGTTGTTAGTTTGTCTGCTGCAGTTGATGGGATATTGTCTGCTGTGATCTTGAGCATCTTAGCTATCTCGTAGTTACGCTCTGGTGAACCCATAGGCTTAGACTCAATAGCATCTCTAGCACTCTTTAACTTAGCTTGTATCTCAGGGGTAATCTCTACTCCTGCTTGGTGTAGTTGTTTCCTAGCTCTGAACAGTATGCCATCTGGAGTAGACTTACCAAGTAGGCTTGCTGCTTGAACTGTCTGTCCTGCCTTAGTTAGGTGGAGTGAGAGTTGTTCTGTTAGTTCTGCTGACTCTTGGAAGGCTTTTTTAGTACCTTTGTTGTCTAGTCTTTTAATGACAGCGATAGTATCTGATACTGTCTGGTTGTCTACTGTACCTAGTTTAGCTGTTAGTCTCTCTTTGACACTGGCGGTAGCCTGTCCGATGTCTTTCTTTACCAGTTCCTCAGACTTGGCAAGTTGCTTTTTGTTAGTGACTGCCTCGTACATAGGGGTAGACTTTTTGAGTTCTTTCTTAAGTTCTGGGCTTATTCCTTCTGCTCCACGTACGCTCTGTTCAAACTTAGACTTCTTAAACTGAGCAGGTTCTAAGTCGCCTCCATATCTCTTAGCTAACTCTTCGTTACTTATAGACTTGATGTTATCTCTTAGCCCTGTGTCTTCTGCTAGGTATTTGGTCTTTGGGGGTTTAGTAGCTTGGTTGTAGAGGTCGGTAATTGGCGTGCTATATTTCTTGCCCTCACCGCCCTTAAATACAACTGGCACTGTTTCGTCACCATTTGCTAATGCCTGCGCCAATCTGTGATTACCGTTTTCCACTACCCATGAACCGCCTTTTGAATATACTTCAAGTGGTTGCGTAACTTGTCTACCAGGCTTAAAGTCACTTACTTTTAGATTTGTATCTGTATGTGGTAGACCTCTCTCTGTGAGTGCTTTAATCTGAGTCTTGTTTATCTTGCTGACTGGTAGTTGCCCTACACCAGTTACCTTGCCATACTTCATTGCGTTTAGACTGTCGGCAAACTCATCAGCACTCTTATACTTCCTAGCTTCCTGCCTCAATGCTTCTAGTGGATCAGCTTTTAGACTGCTGGTAGGGACTGATATAGATGGTGGTTTGGCTGTATTCTCTGCATAATAGTTAACCTTCTTAAGTACCGATGGTTTGTAGCCGCTCTCCTCTAATACTTTAACGTAGGCATCTGCTAGTTTAGCTGGTGGTAGTTCTGGGTCTATACCATAGCGAGGTGCTCCTGCTCTGGCGTTTAGTTCAAGATCTAGCTTTTGGTTCTTAGTTAAGTTCTTAGCTGTGCCTCTTTGGCTGTCTACAAAGCTTACGACTTCTGCTGAGTCTAGCTGATTTAGTGGAGTACCTGGTTTGAGTGGTGCATCTGGTACTCTCTGTAGCCGAGGGTTTAGTTTAGGGTCTTGAGTAGTATCTTCTAGGTACTTACGAGCCTTGCTAGGTACTGTGATAGAGCCTGTAGTGTCTCTTAATACTCCATCTGGTTTGATAGCCTCACGTGTTACATTACTGAGCCCTCTGGTTACTACTGGGAATGCTGCACCTGTACCGAAAGAAGCTGCTAATTGCCCTGCATCGAACTTACCTTGTTTGAGCTGATCTGCCCCTGTAGCTAGAGTATTCAGTCCACCTTGAGTCAGAGAATCTGTTAGAAGTGGGTTATTGAATGCTGCTCTTTGCAGACCAGTAGCACCTGATCTTAGCACTCCAGCCTTACCAAATGCAGCGTTGACTCCACCTATATACTGACCACCTTGCATACCAGTCTCTAGGATGGTTGCAGCAAGCTTCTGTGGATCGTTCAAATCATCCTTGTTTTGTACGTTAGCACCAGTTCCTAAGATGCCACCAGTTCCTGAGTAAGATAGATCTCTAGCATTGAAGCGTCTCATATCTTGCTCTACGTTCTGCCTAGCTACTTGGTTGTTTGTTAGGTTAGCTAGTGCAGTTCTTGTGAGTAGCCCTGTGCCCTCTCCCAAGTCCTTTGTAGCACCAGCTATAGTGTTAGTAAACTTGATGCCTGGTCTAGCGAAGCCATAGCCTGCACCTTGTAATGGGTTGGTAAAGCCTCTAGTGCCCCTTAATTCAGCATCGGCTACGAAGTCTGCCTTACCTCCTGCTTGTATACGTTTGAACTTATCTAAGTCGGAGTTGGCATTAATCCTATCGGTAATGTTACGTTCAATAAAGCTCTGTTTCGGAGCACCAGCTTTTATGTCAGCCTGTGCTTGAGCTTGCTTTTGTTGTTGAGCTTGTCTTACAGATGCTGTGCCACCGTATAAAGAGGACTGTTTCTTTTTGTCCTCCTCATCATTTCCTATGCCTAAAAGCTTCTGGAAGAAGTTACGTGCCATTCAATCTCCCCTGAGTTAGTTTACTGTTGCTCTCTCTTACGGTCTTCACCTAATAAAGTAGGGAAGTACTGACCGACTAGATCAGCTACTGGTGATGGTACGCCAGCCTGTTGTGCTTTACCTGAAGATAGTGCAGATGTGTTGTATTGAGCTAGTTCTGGAGCTGAGAACCTAACCCCTGCTAGTGGTTTAACTGCACCTTGGTATTGAGAACCTAGAGAGTTAATTCTATCCAGTAAGCTACTGATCTGGTTGTTGTAGCCCTGTGCTGATGTTCTGATGTCGTTGTAGTTCTGGTCGTTTAGTCTAGCTCGTTCTAGTCCAAGTCCTGAGAGCTGTTCAAGTATGCTGATTTCAGCTTGGCTTAGTCCTGATTCTAGTTCTTGTGCTTTGAGTTGCTTCTCTCTAGCAAGTGCTTCCCTCTGCTTCTGTTCTTCACTCTTTACGTCTCCGTAACTAGTGTCGAGGTTTTGCATATTACGTCCATAAGTACCTTGGATTTCTCCTAGTCTTGAAGCACCTTGTTTAGCTACTGCAAATGGAGCAAGTATTTGTGCCGCAGAGCTGTTTCCTGCACCCCTAGAGCCGAGTAAACGCTGTAGACCACTAGACATAGCATTAACGCTTTGATCTGTGGCTGCACGAGCTGAGACGTTGTCTTCTCGGTTACGTCCACTTGTGAGCTGGTAGTCTCTCTCAGCCTTAGCTGCGGACTCCATTAGTTCGTTGAGGGCTGTGGTGTATGAGTTGTTGATGTTATCAGTACCGATCTGTCTTTGTTGTCCTAGACGACCTTGAGCTTGTCGAGCCATTGCCTCTTGATCTGCTAAGTAAGCTTCTGTTGCACTCCTCTCACGTGCTACCTGAGCTGCCTGTGCTCGTGCTGCTGCTGCGTATGGGTCGTAAGTCGGAGCGGCTGGTGCTGGAGCTGGAGCTGGGGATTCCCAAGAAGACCCTCCTCCACTACCAGTCCATCCAGTATCTTGACCGATTGACTTTTGATTGTTCTGTCCCTGTAGTTTGTCTACTATTGCCCAGTTGGCTGGATTGAGTCCCATAATATATAATTTCCTTGTTCTATTAAACTGTTAAATTCAAAGTCCTGTAGGAGTTACTGGGTAAGTGTATTCTGTTATGAGTAATACAGCCTTTTATACCCTATATTATACTCTCTGTTTTTTACTACAGTGTGTCTACTTTAGCTTGTGTTACGTCGCTATTGGCTTCAGTATCAGTGAGAGCCTTACCCATAGTGCCTGCTTGAGTATTGCTATCTGCATAACCCCATACCGCACTTGGTACTACTGAGAAGTCGTACTGCACCATGATAGGTGATATATGTCCTGCATCCCAGAGATCAAGACCAGCCACCTTGTTTGATGTACCAGCGTCATAAAGATCATCTAAGAGAGCGTAAGCTCCTGCTGTAGCTGTCTTAGCAGTTATTCTAACTGTGGCGTAACGAGCCACTGCTGCTGAGTAGTAGGCGTAGATGTTGAATGGTAACCAAGATCCTGTAGTAGTTGGGAATGTGTAAGTAGCATCTGGAGTAGCTGTTAAAAGAGTTCCTGGTAAGAACAGATCAATTATCAGATCACCTGATGAGAATGTTGCATTACGATACATATAACCTGAGATACCAGCCTGTGAAGTAGGGTTAGCTGGGATTTTTAAGTAGGTTAGGAATCCGTTAGTCGCTTCCTCTGCCTTGATAGCGAGTGCTAGTGATGATGCTGTTCGTACAGTTGTGTCAGTAAGCCCAGCACCAGATGACCAAGCTGATCCCCTATTTGTGTACCATCTATGCTTAGAGGTGTTCCCGTCCATATTCTGGAAGGCAATATCACTACCATCTAACTGAAGCTTATACCCTGAGATAAGAGTAGCAGAGGCAAAGGTGCAGTCTGCATATAGAGCTTGGTTGAGAGTGCCTGATGCCGTAGCTATATCTATAGTGTTTGTAGCTACTGAACCAAAGTTGCAGTTATTGAATATATTACTAGAGCCTCCCGATAGGTATGTAGCGTTCGTTCTACAGGCATTGACTGTACAGGAGTTAAAAGTATTACCAGAGCTTGAGAATATTCCGATAGCATAACCAGCTGCGTTGTTACCAGCATTAGCACCGTATGAATGGCAGTTGTTGAAGATGTTACCAGTAGCCGAGGTGTCGAGAGATATCATTGCTCCTGCGGTAGTAGTTGTACCGTTGTAATGAAGAATATAGTTTATGGTCTTATTAGCTGTACCACGAAGCGCAATACCTGACTGGCCACCATAGTTTGACCCTGCGGTGTTGTAGGCGGTTATACCAGTGTGCGTTGTAACCGAAGTAGCTGGGTCACCTGTTCCTGACATAGCAAGCCAATGCCTACCACCAGTGATTGAAGTCTGGTACCCTACGATTCCATCAAAGGAAGATGTTGCACCACCAGTTAAGCCACCACTCAAAGTAATTGCCTTACCAGATGAGTTATCAGAATATTCAAACCTTGTGTAGTTGAAGTTCCCTGCAGTGTTAGAGGCGTTGTTCATATACCAGCCAAGGGTCGTAGTGACTGGCTTGATAATAGAGTTACGGGTTAGGTTGGCAATAAATGTTCCAGCGACAGGAGTGTTTGTGATGGCTGCCTCTGCACCTCCAGCGGTAGTTGATACGACTACTTGAGTAGTATTGACCACTGTTATCACAAATCTCGTCTGGTTAGTATTGTAGGCAATACCTGGGACTACTATTTCATCACCTACCGAGAAGCCATGTGCTGCCTGTGTAGTAAGTGGACTTGCTGCTGTACCTACTCCAGAAGCATATTGAGCATATTGGGTATAGGTTGCCCCAGTAGTGAGGATCTGCCCTCCAGTATCACCTATGGCTGTAAATATACCTTGATCTCCGTTAGCAGTTGAATCAATAACGAGTGTCTGAATCCTAGACTTAGTAGAGGATGCTCGCATATCAAATAATCCTCCAGCAGTTACCCAAACACTACCCTTCAATGTAAGAGTAGTTGAGGCTGATTGGTCGAATACTACTGACCCGCCTGAGCCAATAGTTAGGGCTGCACCCATAGTTTGAGTAGTTGAGCCTATAGCAGTAGTAGCCTTAGATCCCCAAGTATTAGAAGTACCAGATAAGGTAAGAGTCTTAGTAGTAAGCCCAGCATCGTTGAACCCTCCTACCCATACATCATCACTTGAACCTAGTGCTGCTGCGGTGTTGTATGTGAATGCAAACCAAAGTCCTGAAGCCGCAGTACGAACAGCACCAGATGTACCTACACTATTCTTAAGTCTACAGGTATAAGCTGAAGCTGTAAGAGTAGCGAACGTATAAGGAGTAGCGAATCGAACATAGTTCATCCCTAACTTGATATCTGCCGAGTTAATAGTAGCAGTAGCCTTAGAGACTGCTGACTCCATTATCTCTACAGTGATGTTACCTCCGTTAGTTGGTACGCTTGCTAGACATATCCAGCATCCGTTGATGGCATTTACTAGGTTGGGAGCTGTTACACCAGAGCTTGTGATACCAGCACTTGTAAGTGTTGCTGTAGATGCTGTGATAGTAGCACTTCCAAGGTGTGTATCGTAGGTAGCTCCGTTATATGTAACAGTTGCCATATTAGCTTATCTCAGTCCCTTCTTCTATCTGTTGAGAGAGTTCATACTCCTCTTCAAATGAAGTAAGCTTGTTCCTGACCTCTTGCTCTAGTTGAGACGGAGAGCATCGTAGTTCCTGGCTACGAAGTACTACCTCATCATCTTTGTAGATATCAAAAGTAAAACTCTGTTGTAGGTTCAAGTCTAGTTCTGATTTATCTGTGATTATTGCTTTCATATTATTTCCTTTCTTATTCTTATTATACTAAACATAGGTTAGTCCAGCCCTACCTGTCCAGTTAGTTGCATAGCTTGAAGCCCCGTTAGCGTACATTCTGACGTTAGTAGCTATAGTTCTCCTATAAATGTACCAACTGGCATCTACAGTGTCCTCATAGCCCACATAAACGTAAGTACCTGTCTTCTCATAGTCTTGGAAGGCTAGGTTAGTAGATCCACCTGTAGCATTAAGTGTCGTTCCTGTGAGTGATAATCCAGTGCCTAAAGTAATCTCCTCGATTGCTCCTGTACCAGCAGTACCACGACCAAGGATTTTGTTGGTAGCCATTGAGTCTGTCTTCTTAGCTGATATCTGAGTCTGTATTGGAGATGTTACGCCTTTAACATAAGATACTTCAGTTACAGTAGGGTATGAAGATGGATTTAAAGAGATTAGTTGATTCGAGGTGCCGCCAGTTGCAAGTAATGAATTGGCGGTTAAAGCCGCTACAGTCATTGTAAAGTTCTTAATTAACTTCCACTGGTTATTATCATAATAAAGCAAGTCGTCTTCCTCACCGTATATAGTGCCCCCACCAAAGTTTTTGCTGCCCCTAGCCCTAACTCTTAAGACTTCTCCACTCTTGGCTGTATACAGATCAATGTCTACACTTGGTCTACCATCATAAAAGTTGATAAAATCTGAACCAAAGGAATAAGTACCGATAAGTTCCATTCTCTTCTGGCTGTCTGCATCTAGCTCATTTATAGCATCCTGTACATTAGTAGCAGCTATAGTCCCAGCAGGAGTGTTGTCTATCTGGTTAGCGTCATAGTCGCTTGTGGCTGCGGTTACTGCACCTGTTCTACCAAAGACACTAGATACCGCACTTCCAGCAGAGGCAGCCTCTTCTATAGCCGCTTGTACATCAGTAGATGTGAAACCATTAGTAGAGTTATCAAAGCCTACATTTAAAGCTTTTGGATTACGATAAAAGATGTAGTCATTAGTTAGGTTCGCATCTGTTCTAGCAGGGTCTACATTAGCAGCAGACGAGTCTATTAGGAGTAGCCCAGCCCCAGGATCTATAGTACCCCTGAATATATCATTACCAATACTGGCATTGGAACTACCGATGATTAGATAGTTAATCGCTCCTGTAGCTACTGTTACTGGTTCATACCCACCGTTAATAAGGAGAGATCCTAGTCCTAGCGTGATTATGTATGTCGCCCCACTAGGTACGTTGAAGAACGATGCAGTAGTAGAACTGATTGCGTTACCAAAGTCTAGCGAGAAAGTAGATACCCCAGCAGGAGCCGTTATCAAACTGACGTTAGCTGTGTAATTGATACCTACCCCAGCTGTTAGACGACCATTCCTCCAGTAGCCAGAACCACCAAGTATGAAGCCTGTGGGGATTGTAACTATAAGTCCTCCTAGTAATGATATCTTTCCGTCTCCTGCAAAGGTTACGAAGTCTAAGTCCCAAGTTCCAGTTGGTAGAGTTTCGTCTTGCTCAAAGGTTATCCTTGTAGGACCTTCCTGACCACCTGATATCTCAGCCATTAGATCAGACCAAGTATTGTACCTGTTACCTGCCTGAGCCCCAGACGAGTTGTAGATGTACTCATCATAGGTTTGATCTGTTACAACATCAATCCATTCGGTATCATAATCAGTAGCAGAGTTCTTAGCGAGTACTTGTCCAGTTGTGCCACCAGCGGCTACTCCAACCCCATCTGTACCATCAACACCATCGGCTCCTGCTGGGCCAGTTGCTCCTTGTGGGCCTCTACCGCCCACTACAACCTGTCCAGTGACCACAGCACCGCTTGAAACGTCTGAGCCGACTATGACTCCTTCTTGAACATTTGTACTCAACTGAGAGCCTATACTGACGTTAGAAGTAACATTGCCGCTATCATCGACATTGGCACTAATCGTATTGCCGTTTGTTACGTTCCCATTAATTATTACGTCAGCCATCGAGCCTCCTTAGCTTAAGCGATTTGTTGGAGATCCATCAAGGTCAATAGTACCCTCGTCTATCTTGTATACATTCACCCCATCAGAGTCCTCATCTACTTTAATATCGTAGTAGTATTTCTGCACAGCCATAGTAGCTGTGTTAGCTGGGGTTATCACTATTGTGGCCTCACCATCGGCATTACCGTCTGTTATGTTCTTGACCAGTACAGCAGTAGAGTCATCAGCATCTTCATCGTACTCATCAGTCTTCATAGTAAAACGAACAGTGGAACCAACTAAACTAGTGGCTACACCGCTTTTTGTATAGACTACATCTATTGTATAGGTCGTTCCTCTGTTAATTTTAAGTTTTGTTGCCATAATATCTTTCTATTTAAATTTGGTAGGGGCGGTAGGAACCCCTTAATGAGTAGAGACTATTCTCTGACCCAAGTACCAGCGTAACTTTTAACGTACCAACCGTCTACACCATCACCGACTAGCTCGATGTAATCGATGTCAGCTTTGGCAGTAGCCTTAGTGTTGATTGCGTCCTTGTTATCTGCAGCAGTAAATCCAGCGCCCATGATCTTATCAGCGGCAGCAGGAGATACGTTAACAGCACAAGCGCCGTTAGCAGTTCCGTGGTTCTCTATTCGGTAACTAAGACCAGCAGCTGTAGATGGAAGGGTAATAGTTATAGCGTCTGTTTGGACAGCTTGAGCTATACCGCAATCCGCAGCAGCTAGGGTCTTGTTCTCAGTAACTACAACAGCGTTGCGGTTTGAGTTGTTCCTATAGATAGTTGTGGAGTTTGCCATGTTTTAGTTTTCCTTTACTTTTTAACGGATAGCTTAGATCGGAGGCTTGCACGTTGCCTTGCAGCACGCTCGGCTTCTTTAATCTGAGCTTCCTGTTCCCTCTCGGCTTCTTCAATTCTTTGCAGATCTTGCTCTAAAAATCGTTCATAGTTACGCTTTGCAGCGGCTTTAACTTCATAGTAGGCATCATCTTCATTGAGTATGAACTCAGCTTTCTTAGTCTCTTCGACTTGAGGAACATCTTTTTTTACTTCTTCTTTAGACATATTGTCTCCTTTTAGTTAAGTTAGTAGGACTCTTAACAGTTTGCTCAAACTAGACTATGAAGTCTGGAATGAAGCAACACCATCGATCTTAGCAGTAAGAACGAAGCAGTCGTAGACTACACGCCCTTCAACTACCCAACCATTAACACCACGAGGGTTCTTATGAGTTACGTAGTCAGCTAGTACCATTGGGCTTACAACAGCTGAAGGGTGAACGATGATAAGAGTTACATTAGTAGGCATGTATGAGTCTGGGACTACTCTTACTTCGACACCATCAACAGTTCCAAGGCTTCCAGACTTTCGGCTAGCCATACCAGCTTCAGAAGCTAGAACGTAGTTGCTCTGCTTTAAGAAGTTGTAGTGACCAGGAGTCATGAAAGCGATACGACCTGTTAGAGGTACCTTTTTGTTTGTTAGGAACTTGTTAGTATCCAAGAAACTTGAGTAACCATTGCTTGTGCTAAGAGCTGCTGGAGTACCAGTAGCTGAGTTAGCTGTTGCAGCAGCGTACAAAGTTGCAAGACGGTATACATCAATTTCTGGTGTAATTACTTCGTCTAGCTGTCTAGCTAGGAATTTTCCTGCTTCTTGAGCTCCCATAGAAGCGTCAAGGTTTCTGCGGTCGATAGATTTTGTGAATCCACGATCACGAGAAAGAGTTAGAGTTTGAATTGTAGTATCAACCTCTTCGATTACTCCGTATCGGTTGTCACCATTAACAGCGTAAGCTTGCATGGTAGCAGTTCCGACAGAGTAAACATTTACTGTGTCAACGCCTTTCCAGTCATAGTCGTTAGAAAAAGCACCTTCAGTCACAGACTTTAGTGAGAATCTCTCGGCTACTTTGGAAGCGTATTTACTTGCTCTGTTTTGTGCCATCTTAAATTTTCCTTTAGTTTAGATAGCTTCGGCTGTGGTTATTGTACAGAGTCAAATCCTTCTTCAAATGCGTCTTTGGCAACAGTTTTAGGTGGGGTACTTGCTTTTGGTTCTGCTTTAGCTAGATTTCTCTGAGCTGACTTCATCCCCTGTGCTGCACCCTTCTTGACTCCTACACCACGTGCTTCAGCTAGTGTTTTGTAGAAATCGTACGGCAAGACGTTGGCCTTAATAACTAATCCTGTATTCTCATCCATTTCAAGCTGTGCTGATCTGGTATAAAGTTCTTCAGCTTTACGAGCAAACTCTGGGTCATACTCTGGGCTGTCTTTATCAAATACTGGAAAGTCATTCAGAACTTGCAGAGACTCGACATTCAGATCGTTGTTGAGAGACTTAACGTGATTATTAAACTCTTGCATCTGGAGCTTCTGCTCTAGTGCTTCGACCCTTGCCTCTGGTACATCCATTCCATCCTCTTCAATGAGTTGTTCAACTGTCTTAGGTTTGTATACTAGACTGTTAAGTCGTTCTACTTCCTGTTCTAGTCTTCGCTTCTCATTGGCAAGTGAACGAATGCGGTTCTGTGCTTTGTTCTTTGCCTGCGGTTTGTCTTCTGTCTCTTCGGGAGTATCTTCTTCAGATTGCTCTTCGGTTGATTCTTCCTCTGGTTCTTCTGACTCAGATTCCTCTTCAGTATCTTCATCGGATGCCTCCTCTGATTCCTCTGTTGATTCCTCTACCACTTCAGGTTCTGTTGTTTTACTGGTTGACGACTCCTGTTCGGTAGATTCCTGCTCTTCTACCTCTGATTCTGGCTCATCAAAATCATTTACGTCTATGTCTATGGTGTCATCCATAATAGTTTTTCTCCTTTAGTTTACGTCTTATTTCTTCGCTGACGAGGCGGGAGTTGAGAGCTCCGTTCCAGGCTACCTACCATAGCCCAGAACGCATATCTCTACTTGGCGAGTTTAGCCATATTGCTAATTGCCTCCTTTTGAATCTCTAAGAACTCAACCATCTTCTTAGATGCTAAGATAATGGCCTTAACTTCTTCGGTCGGGGTGTTCTCGTTAACGTTCAATGATTCGACAGAGCTGTAGTGCTTGATAGCTAAGTCAATCTCTTTTAATAGTTTCTCAAAAACAGGCTTCGATTTGTAAGCCTTAACCTCTTCATCCTTACGTTCTTCGTTAACATCCTCTGTAACTTGAGAGAAGTCTAGTACCTGTCCATCATTAGGGTATAGATCACCATCCATTACGCTCTACTCCTCTCCATAGCTGTTGCTAGTGTCTCTAGGGCTGTTTCAACTGGGATTCCATCCTCTACCATCTTAATAACTGAAGCTATCTGTTCATCTGGTACATTGCTTTGGCGTAGGTCATCTACTAATTGAACAATCATATCATCATCTGCTGGGTTCTGTGGCTGTCCGTACTCTTCGCTTTCTTGCATTGGTTCTTGGGCTTCTGGCATGCCTTGTAGGGCTTCTGGGTCTTGAGCCTGCTCTTGCATCATCTCTGGCGGTAATTGCTCTCCTGCACCCTGCATTGAAGCCATAGGGTCTTGTGATGGGTCTATAGGCATACCGTTCTCATCCATCTGTTGTTCTTGAGCAAGCATTTCGTCCTCAGACTTAACAATCTTGTCTGAGTTCTCTAGTGGGGCTACTAAGTTACGGATAAGCTCTGGTACTTGGACATACTGAGCGACTAGAGGGTTAGTTGCTGCAAGCTGTAGGAGTTCTAGTGTTAGTTCTCTTTGGCTGTCATCCTCTTTAATACGTGAAGTTGAAGCATCCACCTCGAACTTAAAGACAACATCTTTGAACTGGTCGTAGTCAAGCATAAAGACATTGTTCTCATCTACAAGCTCTGGGTCTATCTCTCTAATCTTATCTGCAAGATCTTCGTCTAGTTCTAGCTCTTCGACACCGCTCTTCTCATTCATATGGATGTTGATACATGACTCAGCTACATCAGAGTACCAAGCCTCAAACTGTTGTAGTAGGAAGTTATCTGATACGCCTAGACGTTGAGTCATAGCCTCTACACCCTTTGGAGTCTTAGAGAATCCTGGGTTGCCTACATCTGCACCAATAGAAGTATCTTGAGAGTTGTTCAAGTTAAGGATCTGAGACTTGAGTAGTCCATAAGTAGAGGAGAAGTTAGTTAGGGCAGTAGTGTTAATGTTCACAGCCTCTACATCGTTCTGATCTCCTACACCCATCTTCCAGATAGCACCTGGTTTGTACTTAATAGTAGATGTCTGTACTTGTCCTCTAGTTTTTAGTGGTGGGTTAAGCATTAGCCCTGTAGTGTACTGTGATGCTTGGATCATAGAGTCTAAGACGTTCTGCATACCACCTGAGAGCTCAATAGCACCTCTACCTAGTGGGTTCTGTAAGTCTAGTTCGAAGTACATGAACTGTATTGGCATCTCACCACGTGGGTCTGGGTTAACCTTAGTACGGCATACTTTCTCTACTGATGGTAGGAATGAGTAGAACTTAGCACCTACACCCTTCTGGAAGGCGTGTATGACCTCGATACCACCTGTGTCTAGGTTACGATCAGTTTCGCCACTAGACATCTGCTCAGTGGTTTTCTTGGTGTGATGTTGTAGTGCTTCCTTAAGAACTGCTACGTCCCATCCTGTTTCGTATGATTCACCGTCTTTCTTGGACTTCTTGCCTAGCTTCTTCTCTCTATCAATAATAGCTTCGATATTGCTCTCTGAATACCAAGAGCGGATAAAGAAGTAATCACAGTCTTTGTAGGTTAGCTGTCCTGGTTGGAAGAAGATGTCCTTGATATATGGTACTTTGAAGTCTGCACCAACATACTCTCCATTAGAACACATAAATGTAAATGATGGCTGTGCACCATAGATCATTGCCTTAGAGAATAGAGCCCAAGCTTTCTGTAACACTGTACCTTGTGAATTGGCATTAGGAATGATCTCGTTCTCCCATACGTGTTGTACGATCAGTGGAGCCCATTGCCTTGAGTCATTGGACTTAACTGAACCGATAGGAGTCTGTTGGATTACTCTCTTAGGAGTTTCTTTGACTACTGAGGCTAGAGTACCGTCTGTGTTCTTAGGATAGCCCTTAGCTATGCCTGGGTGTGGTTTGTTTCTAGCTAGTCTTTCGAACTCTGCTAGAGGCTGGAAGGGCTGACGCATATATTCCTTAGCATCAGTGAAGAGATCGTGGATGTTCTTGGGTGTTATAAACGAGTAGCTCATTATGCGTTTTACATTAATTGAGACCCCTCGTCTAGGTAGCCAGTTATATGATTGTTATTATACAGTAAGTAATTTATCAATTGTAAACAGCTCTGTAACATCTGATTATGTAGTAGTAGTCCTTCTTCTCTGGGTGTTCATACTTAAAGTCCACCCTATCCTCTGGCTTGATCTCTCTAGTGAATCTAAGGTACTCGGATAGCTCCTGCTTATCGTCTAGCACTTTGATACGCTCCTCAATGATAGTTACCTCTGTTGGCTTACCATCGTAGTATGTTTTGGTTGTGATCTCCTTACCGTATTGCATAGCTAATAAAATAATGTATCTGCTTCCCCTGAGCTGTACTCAGTCTCCTCATCTGGTGCATCTTTAAACGCCATTAGACCATAACGTAGGGAGTCGTAGTCGTGGTCGTCTGCCTTAGTATCAACATCATCTACCCTATGTTTATCGTATGGGATAGACGGTAATGTCCTGATTAGGCTCAAGCAAGTAGAAAATACCTGTAGTTTAGGTAGCCCATCCTTAGCTATTGATAGCTTATCGTGCACTACTGCAAGTCCAGCCATTCTATCGTTGTTAGCTGGTACCCAGTCTACCCTCTCTTTAGCAAACATCTGGGCTATTGACTCACCAGTCTTATGATTACCCTGACCGTTCCATATTGCTGGATCAGCTAGGCCATAGCTTACGTTCTCTCCTGCTTCAAACTGCCTGATAGTTCTAGCCTTGATAGGTATGTCTACAAACTCTTCTGTTCTGTACTCCCTATACACGTAGATCCTCTCGGTCATTGGGTCTTGAGCATACCAGAGTACGGAGTTCTTGTTACCGTAGTCCATAGAACGCCATCTCTGCCAGTGCTCGGGTATTGGGAAGGGGTCTATAACGTGGGTATCTCTCTTAAACTCTTTGAACACCTGACCAGCAAATACATCCCAGTCTCCATCTCTTAATGCTCTTCGTAGCTGTGGGTCTTTAATACCTGATAGCTTACGCTTATAGTCTTTCTTGAACTTCTCATTAGGGTGGTCATCTACCTTAGCTGGGATGAATACTCTAGTGACGACTTCACCTGTATCAAGTGGCTCTTCGTATATCTCCTCTGCTGGCATCGGGTCTATAAACCTAGACTTAACCCATCCATGACCTATACCTCCTGGGTTAGTGCCTGCTATGAACATCACTGGGTAGTCGTCATTAGATGTTCTGTTACGAGTAAGTAGGTAGTCTATCCAAGGCTCTGGAAACTGGGTTAGCTCGTCTACTGCTATGACTGGCATTTCTGCTCCTTGGTATCTATATATGTCGTTGTCGTTGTCTAGGTAATTAAGGATTAGTGTAGAACCATTACTAAGAGTAAACTTCCTATCTTGTCCATGCCATACCATGTAACCTGCCTTGATGTATTCTCCTGCTTGTTTGTTGATCTCAGGAATGATCGTAGCTTTAAGTTCTGGGATGGTACGTCTAAAGAGATTAACTGGTATGCCTGGGTACTCTAGGGCGATAGTGATTGCTTCTGCTACTATAGCGGCTGTCTTACCACCTCCTGCTGCTCCACCATATAGCTTCTCATCAGCTACTGATTGATGGAATACAGATTGCCTTTCGGAGGCTGTGTAGTCTGGTACTTTTACCCTTATGGACATAGTAGACCCTCCATTACTGCCTGAACCACGTTAGTAGTCACTGCATTACCGCACATTTTGTAGCGTTGGGTGTCGCTCATCTTCACTGAAACTGGGAATTTATCTATATCGTTGTCTACTATAGTCTGGTACTCTATGCCTTGCTGAGTCCAATCGTCGGGGAATCCTTGTAATCGTTCGCATTCTCTGGGGGTCAACCTGCGGATTCTTGTGCCATCTGTAGGAATCGGTCTACTTGCTGCTGCCCCTTTCCAATAATTTGAGGTGAGTGTGTTTGCAGCTTGATTCTTTTTACTACCCATTTGGTTGCTTCTTCTGATAGGAAATACTTTTGATCCACATTCTCCTCTAAGATGTCCGATAATGAAGACCCTCTCCCTATTTTGGGGAACTCCGAAGTCCTTGCTGTTAAGTACCTGCCATTCAACTCTATACCCCAAGTCGGCAAGAACCCCAAGTATTGTCTGGAAAGTAAGTCCTTTGTCGTGAGTAAGTAAACCTTTGACGTTTTCGAGTACCAGATGTCGTGGTTTTTTTTCTTTAAGAATCCTAGCAATGTCAAAAAAGAGTGTGCCTCTGGTGTCGTTAAATCCTGCTCGTTTTCCAGCCACGCTGAAAGCTTGGCAAGGGAATCCTCCGACCAAAAGTTCAAAGTCTGGGAGTTCTTTTGCGTTGATCTTTGTTGCATCTCCGTAGTTTCTGTGTCCATCAAAATTCCTTTCATATACTTTAGTTGCGTACTTGTCGACTTCGGAGTATCCAACACAAGTGTTGTGCCCCCGCTCCTCGGGTTTGTCTGATTGCTCGCCTTCAGAGAAGAGACAAGATCCTTGGCTACTACCCTCCGAGTCCTTTCGTTGTTGCCCGTAACTACTAAAAGCGTTTTGTATCCCATATTCAAAACCTCCTATTCCTGAGAACATTGAAAAGTATCGCATTAGTCATCCCTGCTTTCCTTTTTTGGTCTTGGTACATCGTTTATAAAGCTAACACTTCCGTTTAGGTTTTGATCTACTTCACTTCTTTCTACATAGTTATGTTTACCACTTAAGATAAGCTTTGCTATGGTTGAGTTATACTCTCCTTTGATACCCTTCTGTAATAACTTATTGGCTTGTGCTTGCCTTAATTCCTCTAAGATGTCGGAAAACTCTTGACTATCCTTAGCCCAGCTATACAATGTATCTCTATGAATGTGAAGCTCTAGTGCTAGTCCCTCTATAGTAGGTAGGTACTCTGCCTTGACTGGTGCACAGTTCTCTAAGTATGTTTTTGCTAGTCCGATGAGCTCAGGTGTGAGTTTGGTTGGTCGTCCTGGTGGGTACTCTTCTTTACTCATATGATCTCCTTATGTACTTAAAGACTTCCTCTATGTTAGCTCCATCTATCCTGGTAGTAATAGTGCCATGTTCAACTATGAAGTGGCCTGGGTATATGTAGATGGTTATCCTATTCATAATGATTCCTCTTTTCAGTTATTGGTGGGAAACACTCTGGTCTTGCTATCCTTACCTTCTCTATCCAGATCTCTAGTTGTCTATCCTTTCCAGTTAGGATTTGAAAGTGATGTATCCCTATGAATTTGTTTATATCTCCTTCTACTATATTATACTCTGATTGAATATGTTTTAGTTTGTAGTAGCAGTTGTATTCTTTCTTTAATACTTTCCTTGCCTTATGTTTGATAGGGTCAAGAGTAGTGGGAGGGTGCATATGGGTGGTAGTGATAGTTACCTTGTCGTTTAATATGTCTACTTCCACCTTAGCCATATCTTTGTTATTCCTTTCTATCTAATACTGTTCCATCTTCTGTGTCCATCAGCATCCAGTCGTTGAACTCTATCTCTTTCTCTTCGCTTTCTACCCCTGTTACTGGATCTACTTCGGATAGTTTAGTCTTGCCTCTTGCGAGGTAGTCTCTGAACTTAAGCTCGGCTTGTTCTAGGTAGTGTTCTATCTCATCATCAGTTGGTTTCTTTTCTAGGTGGACTCCGTAGAATACCTTCTTAGCTATGTATTTAGTCTTGTCTTTGCCTTTAGGATGAACGTAGGCTGTGAAGAATGTCTCTATTGCATAAGTAGAACCGAGTATAGAACCTTTGGTAAGTCTGCCCTCTATGAAGGGTGCGAGGTTCTTGAGTTCTTTAATTACTCGCATTGCGTTTCTTCTCCAATTCTTTCTCGGCTTTGGCTTGGGCTTTCTGGCGTTCTTTTAGGATAGGTTGGACTAGTTCTTCGTGGTTAACCTTAAAGTGCTTGTCGTAGGCTTCTATGACGATTGAGAAGCGGTTCATTAGCCCCCATATCTCGTCTAGTTCTTGCATTAGCTTCATTTGCATACCGACTACCTCTTTGATAGTTGGTTTTGGTTTCTTAGCTTTGGTAGGCATTTGTTTGTCCCTCTCTTTGTATGTGTTAACTCCATTATACCATAATAGCGCTTCTGCTTACAATCTAAAAAGCCCTCGCCAGTTTGTACCTGGTGGAGGGCGAATCGATTGCTTTTGTATTTGGTAGTTACATTACGAGAGTATAACTACAGCTCTTTAGTATATCCCATTATACTAAAATTATCAACTTTCATAGCTTCCTTGAGCTTCTGGATGTCTCCTAGAGACTCTACTTTGTCTTTGCCTATGTACTTTATGAGCAGTGGTTTGATGTCTGCATTGTACTCTTGGAGCTCTTTGTACCAAGAGCGTAGGCCATCTGCCTTAGCCTCTTCTATATTCATCGTATCTTTACGCCTAGAGTACATCACGTAGCTTGTTAAATTCTGTTTTAGTTAGTCCCTCTACTGAGTACTTTGTTTGTCTCTTGTTCCTGAGTACCTTAATTCGGCCACGCTTGAGTACTGTTTTGTCGTTAGTCCATTCGATGTCTTTCTTTACTGGCGGTTCTGGTTGAGAGTCGCCTATTGGGTTTCCTTCAAAATCAAAGTCATTTAAGTTAAACTTGTCTAGGTTCTGCTTGTTTATCTTTTCTATCTTCACTGGTCTATTGATCCTCTCCATAGTGTTTACTACCCTCTTTCTTAAACTCAATATTATATAGTCTATCTGTTCGTAAGTCATACTACCACCATCTGTTTACTAGCCAGAAGGCTTTAGCTTTCTCCCAAGATCCGTAACGATTCTTCATATAGTTGGTGAACCATCTGTCTTGGCAAGCGTAGTCTGCTAGGTTACAGTCTTTTCTTAGTTTGCTACAAGGTAGTGCTTGGCCTATACCGCAGGCTTTGTTGCCTTGGTAGTCACAGTCAACAGCTCCTCCATTGATCTTACAAGGATGGTTGCCTGATTCCTTCTGATAGATGAAAGCTTTAGCTCCCACTTGGTCTACTATTTTAGGTTTAGGCTTAACTGGCTCTGGTTGAGGCGTTGGTGCAGGAGGCGGTGTTTCTACTGGCTTTACTGGTTCTGGGGCTTGTACTGGCTCTGGTGCGGTCTGAGGGGCTATTGGAGTGGGTATTGCCTCTGCATATACTTGAGGAGTGACTGACTTAAGTTCAACTCTTCCGACTTGTCTTAGTTCAACCCTCGAATCTATGTATTGAGTGGTTAGCAACAGTAGGGCAAGTGATAGGAGTACTGCTGCGATGATTGATTTTACCGAGCTGGGCTCTAGTGGATCGTTCATATTGTTTCTCATATTATATAGCATTTGGTTTACTTCTTATTACATCCATAGCTTTGAGGCTTAGTTTAGAGATAGATTCCTTGTATAGAGTATCTAAATCTGAGTTAGACCAGTCGTAGGTATGAGTCATCATATTCCCATCCTCGTCCATCTCTGCATAGCACTCAGTGTAGGCGTGGCATACTTCACAAGCTAGGCCATCGTAGTCTTCTGTGCATTCATCGTGATTACAGTCAGATACTATTACGTCTACTAGCCAGTTCTTTATGTCGTCTCTTTCGTCTGGTGTTGCTGTTTCGTATTCTTTTACTGCTTCTTCTACTTCTAATAATCGAGATAGTTTCTCTGTGTCTTTGATTACTTTCTTAAATTCGTTGAACATAGTGTTTCCCCCCACTTGTTTACTTACTTTACTTCATGAATTTCTTGATGCCAGTGACTACTGCCTGAGCACCTACGATGACTGCCATAACCTTAATGGCTGGAGAGTACTTAGACTCTACTAAGAATGCTACTACTGCTAGTCCTGCTTGAGATACTGTTAGTAGAAGTTCCCATACTTTTGGAGTAGTTTGCTTGATCTGTGTTTTTGTTTGTTTGATTTTACCCATTTGAATGTCCTTTCTTTTAATTGGTGTACTTCTATCTTATCAAATGGGTTTAATAATGTCAAGCGGTTAGTTGCAACAAGTTATACACATATTAGAGTAACCCCAGTAGATGAGCATAAGCCCATTTATTCTCTCCCCGAATAACTTTATCGTTCTCAATCAAGTTAATGGTTGTAGTGGAGCAACCGATCTTTTCGGCTACCATACGTTGAGATACTTTAGCTTCGTTCCATCTTAGTCTCCTTCTTGCTTTCTTTAGCTGTGCTCCTGTGAGCTTTTCTATGTTCATACTACTCTCCTTGATTTAATAGCTGTGATACCCTACCTAATTCTAGCCTCAGTTCTTGAGCCTGAGCTTCACATCTCTCTGCGTATTTAATAAGTCCCTCAGCTTGTCTCCTAGCTTCTGAGGCCATACCTTCATTTGCTAGTGCCGATACCTCTAACGACCTATAGCTGTTCTCTAGTGCTTCACTCATGGGTTACTCCCTTCTTTTTGTTTAGATAGCCCAGCTTCTAGTATTTTTAACCCTACCTCTGGGTAGACACAGTTCCTTAGTATTTGTCTTTTATTTTTTAGCTTAATACCAGTTAAATCTAACCCGTGTAGGTCGGTTAGCTCTGGTATCTGAGCCTCTCTGATTATTGCCTTACGCTGTGCATCTTTGGAGGCGTTTCGGTTCATTGTGCCTATTTGAACGTAGTCTATCTTCACCTCTGGTATATCAAAGTTAGCCCAGAAGTAGTGCCTACCCATACTCTGAGGTTCTATAATTGGCTTGTAGTAACTCTTCACATTCTCCACTACATACTTGCCCTTAAAGAAATGCTTTAAGAATATTATCTCTTGCCACAACTTCATATCAGGATAGCGGTAAATACCCTGTCCCTTCAAGAAGTGGTTAGTGACTGAGTGGCTTTGGCAGGGTGGGCTAGACCAAATAAAGTCAAACTCGGTATGATGTTCTATCAAGTACTCATGTGCATCTCCAACAATCACAGTATCGTTTGGAAAGAATAGCTTATAGACTGCTGCAATATCAGGGTCAAATTCTACGGCAGTTACCTCGTGTTCATCTCCCCAGAGCTTTCTATTACCTCCAATACCAGCATATAGATTCAGTATCTTCATATTATCTATCTCCTTTTATCTCCTTAAGTCTATTATCTAGTCTCTTCCTAAATGCTATAAAACATTGGTCAATAAGTCCTTCCAAAGGCAGATTGTTTATTTCTTCTATCCTAGCTTCTCTAATCAATCTATCTACTTCTGATTTAAGAACGTAGTTGTTTGATAGGTTTCTATCCCAGTCTTTCTGACTCATTACAACAATATCGCCACCATAAAGTTCAATAAGCTCATCCACTTTCTTGTGGAACCTCTCTATCTCTGGGTTTCTCTCCTGCTCTTGTTGGAAGTGTTGGAGTATGGCTTGTTGTATCGTTCCTTTGGCTCTCTTGTTCTCTTCGTGAGCCTCCGCTGGCTTGATAGAACCTAGTTCAATTCTAGTCCGTGTGACCTCAACGTCACTTATAAGTACGCTTAACACCTCATCTAAGAACTCTTCTGATGTCTTATCCATAGGTTATTCCTCCTTATCCTTCAGTTGTTCGACTATCCTCTCAAGTAGCTCTGTATGAGTATGATAAATGATTTGCCATTTTTCGCCACGCTTGTTCCGCCTTAGTAGCTTTTCAATCATTGTTACTCCAGCATCTTCATAATTAGTAACTCTGTACTCGTCATCGAACCAATAGAATACTTTTGTTATTTGTTTAGCCATATACTTATTATTCCTTTGTTAGTTTGTTAATTGCTTCTAAGAGCCAGCTAGACTGTATAAACTCTTCAAAAGTTACCTCTGATCTCACTGTGCCACCTGTGTAGCTATGCTTGTTATAGTCGTGCCATAGCATAATCAGTCTGTAGATGGTCTCTTCTTCTATTTGAGATGGTGGGGTGGGTCTTACAGCCTCTGCACCACAAGTACATTTTCCAAACCCGTCTGCTGGGTCTGCATTTATCCCACAGCTAGTCCCGCACTCTTCTTTGGGTTCTAAAGGAGTTAGTTCCGACTTTCTTTCTTGTATAGATTCTGCCTAAACCAGTTCGGAGCCACTAAGCCGAGGTTTATCTATCCTAAATCAGAACTACCATCAGCCGAGAAACTCCACTCTCTGCTTTATGAAAAGGGCTACCAACAGTTTAACGAAGAGTATGGCTGGACTATTGGGGCG